AGAGCAAGCTAAGAAAGATCGTGAAACAGCCGTTCAAGCAGCTCTTAACAAGCATGGTATTCCCGAATGGAGAAGAAAGGGTTTGGTTATTCCTGATGAAGAGGATCCAGATGCTTATTGCGCTGGTCTGAAACAAGACTTAATAACTCAAAACCTTATTTCGGAAGATCCAGAGAGTGTAAAAACAGCAAACGCAAAGAATGTTGAAGAGGCTTCCGATGCGTTGCTGGAATCAATTATCGTTAAATAAATCATTTTACAATGAAACGAACAAAAATTTCATTTGTCGGTGAAAAACCGATTTTCACAGGCAGTCCGCAAATTGTACCAGGCGGTTTTAATCTGGATCGGGAGAAACAGCGTTTTTCTGTAGGTGATATTATCCCTGCCGGAACACTCGCTATTTTCGATGAAGTTACAAGAAAGGTACAGATTGTAAAAACAGCGAAGGTTAAAGCTATCGGCACAAAGGATAAGAAAGTTATCACTTTGTATTCAAATGGCTATTGTTCACCCTGCTTTTCTGTTGGAGATAAGCTGTTACAAGCTAAATCCGTTAGTGGAACTTTTGAAGATGCTCCTTCTATTGTGTCTATTGAAAAGCCTGGTGTGTCAAACGCTCCGTATGTAATTACACTTTCTGCCGAGATCTCAGGTTTGGCAGTAGATGATGTGCTTGTAGAGGTTGTTGAAAGCTCTACTAATGCTGCTGTTATTGGTGAACCTAACTCTTTAACAATCGAAGAAGTTACTGTAAAAGAGTTTGAAACAGCCATAGATGTTACAGAGGACACTATGCAATATGCTGTAATGGAAAGACGTGTTTTGCCTATTCCCGACAGCATGAAGGATAGCACGAAACGCTATTTAAAAGCGAACTCTCACATTCGATTGTCGCAAACTTATTAAAAGGAGGTGCTAAATGAAATCTATTTATTCAACTTTTACTGGTTTGTTTAAAGATGGCAAACCTATTGATTTTCTCGCAACGTGGAAAAAGACACTGGATAAGGCTTCAGAACGTGAAGTAGCATTGTTCCAGAAAACTTATTCGGATGAGTGGTTTGATTGGGAGGCTCCGCAACTCTCTTTGAGAGCTGAGGGTATTATGGGCAAATATCATTTGCGTGTGATGGCAACCCTGATCGGTGATGAATCCCCCACTCCGTTAAGACGTTCTGACGGTTTTGATATTTGGAATGAAGAAATTCCACGTGTCGGACATAAGTTCTTTATGAAGGCTTCCACTTACCGCAAGTTGCTGGAAGTTTATAAATCTCCGTT